CTAGGTACTGACCAAGTTCTATTGAACTGATTCTGTCAACCGACCTACCAGTACGTCCACTTGCAGCAAGTTGTGCACCTGTACTTTGTTGCTCAAATTCTTGATATGCTTGTTCGGATTGCTGTCTAGTTTCACCGATTAAGTCTCTGTATTTTTCTTGTATCTCTGCATATGCGTTACCAAGTCCTACATGTGTAGCGTCTAGTGTTTGCTCATACTGAACTTTTTCGACGTTAGTCAAAGCCATTCGGTTCAGCCACTTACGTTCTCTTTGTGCAAGCTGGTATTCATATTGTCGCTTGGCTGCTTTGTTAGCATCCCTAGCTTGTTGTCCTAAGCACACGGCAAAACTCTATAAAGGATAATTGATTTGGGCCATGTTTAACTTCTCGTAAGAATTTAAAGCCCAAGAATTTGAGTAATTTTAAGTGGACGGTGTTTCGTTTATCAACGATATTCCAAAGCAATGGTTCTGTTCTACTCTCAACAAAACGTTTAGCTTCTCTTGCAAAGGTTATAGGGTACTCATGTATAGCTGGTGTACATATCATCCATATAATACCTCCTTTATCTACTCCGGCCAATCCGGCAGTCTTGCCGTTAGGCACTTCGAACCATACCCCAGAGCCTCTACGAGCGGCGGAAACAAGGGATTCGATAGGATCTAGCCCCCAGCCTTCTTCGATCTCTCTACGGTCATCTGGACGTAGGTTAGAGGCCACTTCAAAAGCAGCCTCCTCTGTTATAGGGTGTACATATTTATCTAGTTTAGACACGTTGATAGAATTTATTTGTATAATCTCCTTCCCATGTCATTGAATATAATGTAGCAGGTGAAGGGTGTTTGGATTTAAGTACAATACTTACATTAGTATTCCTTTCATATACAGGTATAGTCTTTTGTGTACCTTGTGTAAATTGAACACGATTGGAAATATAATTATCAGCTATTAAAGATTCATATAGTTCTGTATAATTAGGTTTACCTACTCTTTCTAATATAGTTTCATAGACACCTAAAGGCCCGAAGCTAAACTTAAGCCTATGTACAATAAGTGATCCTTGTATCTCTGATCTATATTTATCACCTATAGGTTTTTGGTAATAAACAGTTGGGAATTTAACTTCCATATCATATAAGTAACCAACAATTACATTACCTGTTGGGCTTACATCATCAGTTGTACTAGCATCTATAATACCTTGAGGATCATAGGACTTCCAATTACCACTAAGTTTAACTTTAGGATTATCATTTTGATTATCATATGTGTAGACTTTTTCCACCATACCTAAGAATGTCTTATCCGTACCAGTAGGATTGTATACAACTGCTAACTCACCATCATTATTATTAAAACCTGTAGGTAATTCAAAGTGTGTATAATTACCATTAGGCTCATACGTTAAATCAGTATGTGCAACAGTAGTAGCATTATCTAAGTAGATTCTATATTCAAGATCATCATCAGTTGAAGTAGTACCTAAATCATTAATTAAATAATTACCAGAATCTTCTAATTTAATTGAGAACTTCTGTAATACATCCTTACCATTATTCCGTATTACTGCATACAACGCATCATCTAACATAGCCAGGTGTTGTACATCACCACTTACCTTCCATCTAAACCAAGCATTCTGAAGTCGTTTCTCAATGGAAGCAAAGTAACGGTAACCATATATTTCATTCTTATTTTTTTCGGCAAAAAATATAACCGAATTCTCTCTAGAATTAGCTATTAAACCAATATCTTTAGGGAATAATTGAGAGACAATTTTAGTTTGTTCTAAGACATCTGGTTGACCTTCCCTTGCGACGTCAGCCATCTCAAAGAAACGTGTGTTTTTACCAGCATTATCTAAGAAGCCTATCGTTGTACCTAATGAGATAGGGTTAGTAGTATAGTTAAAATTATATGTTGCTAAAGCATTGATCTTAGCAGTGTTAGGGCTCAAGACGTCTGAGTCAGTAGTTAACATAAACTGCTGATTCTTAGTAAATAATATCAAGCCAGTGTTCACCTGAATACCATCGTAAACAACTGCTGGGTATTCAGAGCTACATGATATATCAACATTGTCAGTCGCTGTAAATGTCACAGCGCTCTTAGGCCACATATTATAAAAGTCACCAGGTCGAGACATGATGACATTCTCATCACTTAATAGTATCATCCTATTCCTGAAGAATAGTAATTTATTAATTGTCTGACCAATAAAACTAGGTTCAGGTGCAGTAGTAGTATCCCCTACAGGACAATCCTCCCAAGCAATTTGATTGACTGTAAATTCAGTTGCTGAGGTACGTACCATTTGAATTGGCATAGTTGCTGTATCAAATCCTACAGTTCTGCCAGGAGCTGGGCATTCTTCCCATACACCTTCACCATCTCGATCATTATTACCAAAGAATTGAACATAATAGTCATCTTCATCAGCAACACTATTAGCTACTTTAACTCTATAACCATGTTTACATTGTGTAGGTAATTCAGCAACATCATTAACTTGTTTTGTAAATACATTTAATAAAGTTGGAACAGGACAAGTAATATTAAATGTCCCTGATGTCCTCTTAATGTAGAGTCCATTACCCACTTGTTCTACAGTAGCACCTGCTGTACCACCAAACGTATCTGCCATTATTGTGGTACGTAAATCACCTAAGATACTTTCAGCTGTAACTGTAGTCTCGTTATCAAATGGTGTTGGATCAGGTCTTATTAAACCAAGGTTAGCCTGTACTTGTGATTCACTATGCTCTAGAATTGTTACTTTATACCTTGCTCTACCCATCCAAATATCAAACCAATCTCCTGTTCTCCAACCTTCACCACCATACAATAAATCATATGTTGTTGTATAACGACAATGGTATACAGGATCCCCTGAACCACCTTTGGCAGTTGGTGATCCTGTTGTAGCAAGACGCATATATAAATTCTTTCTATCAGAAGCGTTGCCACCACTATTGGTAACACTTATAGTCCAGTTCTGACCATTAGCATCATTAGTACTACATGCACCAGGCCTTGAACCATGGTCTATTTTCATTATCAATGTTTTTACATTAGGGCACATAGCATCTGAATACTGCCCTTCTCCACCTGCGCTATCATCACATCTATTACCACCTGTTGGGTAACCACTAGGCAGGGCCCCAGATGAATTACACGCATTCGCACTAGAATACTCCATCTCAACACTAATCCTAGTAGCTGTATATACAGTTTCTACGGATGTATTATCATATACATTTAAAGCATAATGACTAGCATATGATATCTTTTTCAACTCAATGAATGCTTCATGAGGCTGTGCAGTGGTTGCAGATGCAGCATCCATTGCTGCAGGCTTAGTTCGATTAGTTATATAAGTATAATCGTTAAGAGTCAATGATTGTATATCTTCATCAGTAGTATGCATCAAATACTGTTGAGTAATAGTTACATTACCTGATGTAGATGCGGTAGTTGCATCACCAACTATAAAGGTATTTGCATCAGTAACTGAGGTGATTCTATATACCCCGTCAACAGCTGTACCAGAAGTAAAATCTAAATTAACCGCCTCGCCAATAGCGAACCCATGGCTTGATTTGGTTACTGTAATTACTCCACTAGTGTTACGACTATAAGTTCCAGTAACTGATGATGTAGGTAAGTTATTAGTAACGGTCATAGCATAACCATCACTACACCTCCACATATTAATATCACCTGATCTATTAATTTGTCCTATGTATTGCTCAGCTTCATCTCTATAATAATGAAACCATTTACCATTGGTATTTGAATTCAATGCAGCTGTACCATTATCACTTAAAGAAGCTACGAATTTACCACCTGGTCTCTTCAATAAACCTTGTGTAACATCAGGTAATACATTCAAAGCATCTGAAACTTGACCTGGTAATTTCAATTCATCAGGCTGCTGAGATATACCACCAGTGTATGATCCTATTGTTTGTGTAATACTTGACATCAGCGTCTCAATGTATGATAAGGTTTGTAAGAAGTGTAAACAGTATCTTGAGGTTGTCCAAAATATGAATGATCACCCTGTTGACATTCGTATTCCATACAGTTTGCTCTTGCAAACATTTCTTGCATCTGCAGTAACTGTACTAATTGTGGGTTTGATACTAATTGTATAGCTGCTCTCACTGAAGCACGGTATGTAATGTACCGTTTGAATGCCATAGGTAGATCTTCAAAAGGCCAGAGGTAAGTAATATCTAAACTAAGATCTCCTGTAAATACATCTGTATGATCTACTGTATCATATAATCTACCATTACGTCTGACAAGATCTCTAGTTTTATTAGTGTAATTATCGTGTAAATCATAACGTATGATATTAGCTGGTATACTTATGTATCCATCAGTATCAGGTGATTTAGTTACATGTCTTTCAATATTAAATATCCAACCTTCACTCTGTACATCTTTGTTAACTTCTGTTAGTAAATTATAAATGAACGATACTTCAGGGTTAGCGTAAGTATTATATACTTCTTTCTCTCTGTAAATACGAATACTTTTACCAGCTGCTGGTGCACTAGTAAACGTTACAACATTACCAGATATTGTCCATGCTGTATTCAGTACACCGTCTAATGTTATTTTCAATTCACTGTCTGTAGTTCTAGTAATATCAGCAACAGAGTATGTAGTAGTATTGCCAGTTTGAGTATACTTTACTTCGCCTGTTATTTCTGTTGTTGTACCGAGAGTAGTTACTGGCGACTGACCAATAGCTCCCAGTATTGAATTCACTGCGGATAGTTCGGTATCGGTGTCAATAGTAGTTGGAGCTGTCATAGGTATAAATTTTTGTGAATAAAAAAAAGGAGAGCCGAAGCCCTCCTCATATAAATAATAAAATAAAGCTTAAGTGAAAGATGCGTTAGTAACTTGAGTGTCGTTCCAGTTAGCAGAAACGTCCACACCAGCCATTAGTTCAACTGCACAAGCAGGGTTAAGGAAGTCAGCTCCCATTGCCAAGCGTCCTAGAATGACATCTCCCTGGTAAACCACGGATACATCACCTGAAGTTACTTGTACTTGAGGTCCGATTGCTTCAACCACACCAGCAGCTTCCTTCTGGAAGATCAAGCCACAGGATCCGCCAAACTTAGTAGCAGTACCGTAGTTGTTAACGGTCTGTTGTCCACTAGGAGTATCAGATGAGGATTGGTCATCCATATCTTCACCAATGAAGGAGCCTTTGGAGTCAGCCTCAGAGATATTAGATACAGCACCAGATGGTAGGTTAGCTAGGTTAACACCATAATCACCAAGGAATGGGATGTTCATTGACTTGTAGATCTTGATGCCTGCAATGTCAAGGATACCATTACCGGATTGTAATGCGTTACCTGTTTCATCACGATTAATAAGGTTGTTAGTTGCACAATTCCTTATCAATTCATAGTACTGTCTTGGGTTCAAGACGGCTACACGGCCGTCGCCACTGACTCCCTTCTCATCTAGGATAGCAGCAGCCTCGAAGAAGGCTTGTACTAGTAGAGCTGAGTCGTAAGCATCAGTTGCGTCTGTAGATGCAGCAGTACCAACTTTAACAATACTTCCGCCTGGCTCCTTGAAGTTAGCCATGTTGACGGGTGCTGGCTGTCTAGCAGCCTTTGTGATCGCACGGAAGATCCGGCGGTCATAGTTCTCGGCTAGTGCGTAGCCGATCTTACGAGAGATTTCACCACGTAAATCGTAGTGTGCAAGTGTCTCATCTAATTCGTAGACAAAAGCACTAGAGATTAAGAGGTCATCGCACTTGATGGTCTTCTCTGCTACTGGAGGTGACTTCTCGTTGTTACCTAAAATAGACTGTCCAGGTACATGGAATTCCGCTTTGGTTCTACCTGTGTAGATGAACTGTAGTGACTTACCGTTCTTTAGTGTACGGCGCGTAACTAGATCCCTTGCAATTGTATTGCGTTGGAATCCTTTGAACATCTCACCAGAGAATAACTTTAAATAAAGTGCCCTTCTGGCTGTGGTTGTGGTATCGGCACCATTGTCGGCACCTCCCCAAATCGGTCCATTGGCGTTGGCAGTCGTTGCCTGTTGGGCCATGGTTAATTAAAAAATAATTGTTTGTATAAACTTCTTCGATCGATCAAAATGTGTGGTCTATCCCACCGTCTAGACGGCAAAAGGTATCCGCGTACGGGCTAATGCCAATGAAAGGAGAGTCCGACTCTGAGGTGCTCTCCTTCCCCTCTTATGAAGTCAAAGCTTCTTCAAGAGTATTGTAATCTATTTCCTCATCTACTCCAGCAGGTTGTATATCACTGGGAGCAAGATCAGGCTTTTCTTCTTTTGGAGAATATGGTACGGGGTGTGCTACCCCGAACCCTCCTGTATTTTGTTGAGCCATTTAAAAATTATATTTGGCACCTAGCTTGGTACCCCAGGCGTTGTCTGTATCACCTTCAGCGGTGAGTACACTAACTTCTCCGTAGAAGTTCAAGTTATCTGTAGCGTCTATACCAAGACCAGCTTTCCCTGACAACTGAGTGTCATTGTCTGTTCCGTCTACCGCTACGATAGCTGGACCTCCTTGGATATAATAATTTACCGTATCAGATAAATTATCTTCATAACCCACATGTAAATCTGTGGTTGAATTTGTATAGTCAGATCCGGTGTAAGATGCGTTCGATTCTACGTTCACGTAGGGTCCGGCGATTGCCGCGCCTGCGCTCGTAAAGACCGAGGCTAGGATCAAGGCTATTCTTTTCATTGAA